AACTGTTCCCTCGCCACGGCCGCGGTGTGGGCTACTGCGGTCTGCACGATGGTCTGCACTTCTCGGCGGGAGCGGTTGACGATCCCATCCTCGTATCGCAGGGCCCGGGTGCCGCGAATGCGGCGCACGATGGCATCGTTCGTCTCGCCCTGCACGAACCCCTGGCGCACCGCCTCGCGGATCAGCGCCATGCGGTCGGCCTCGATCTTTGAGGCCCACCCGCTCAAGAGCCGGCCCTGGAATGGCCTCGCCAGCGCGGCGGCGTAGACCTGATCCACGTTGACCGCGGCCACCCCAACCTTGGCAATTACAACCTCGGGCATGGTCGAGGTGAACAACCGGAACTGGTACCCGGCCTCATAGTCGGACACCTGTTTCAGCTCGTCGGTCAATTCACGCCCCATCGCCGCATAGGCCTGGGCGTTGACGGTGCGAACCGAGTACAGCAGCTGCTCCAGGCGCTCGACTGTGAAGGTGGTGGCATCCACCTGCTCCAACGCAAGCAGCAGGCGGGCGAAGAGTTCGGCATCTGCTCGGTTCAGCACCGCAACGAGCCGCTGGGCCACGCTGGCGCTGTACTGCGAGAAGTCGATGCTGTGGTGAATCGCGGCGTCCCTGAGCCTTTCGTTGACGTTCATCGCTGGCCCTCAGGTCAGGCCGTGGGGTCCGGGTTCGGGTTGGGGTCGCTGCTGGGGTCTTGCTGCTGTTGCTGCGGGTCGCCCAGCATGCCCAGTGCGGGGCCTTCCTCGGCGATCTTGGCCGCCTCTTCTTCCGCTTCAACATCGGCGCCCAGCTTGCCGCGGCGCTTCAGTTCGTTGATGGCGGTCTCTTTGCTGATGAGCCCGCCTTGTTGTGCGGTGACGATGAGCTGCGCGCTGGCGTCGTCCAGGGTCGCCGCGCCGAAGTCGTTGAAGATGGTGACGTGCCCGCTTTCTTGCAGGCCCATCCAGTCCGCCATCATCTGCAAGGCCTGGTCGATCACATCCTCTTCGGTCTGCACGATTCGCTGCAGGGCGCACATGCCCACCGCGTTCTCAGTGGTCACCTGGGTGGCGGTGAGCTTCTGGTCGATCACCAAGAGCTCGGCGCCGGCCTGGCGCATGCGCTCTTCCAGGGCCTTGAGGTCATCTGTACCGGCTTGGATCGCGGCGCCGGTGTGCTCCACGAACTTGAGATCGCCATCCTTCGGCAGCCGCACCGCCGACGAGGCCCCAATGGTCAGTTGCCATGGGATCGGCTTGCCGTTTCGGTCGAACCCGTCCTCCACCCCCATCACGGCCAGGATCGGCACCCGGGCGACGTGCAGGATGGTCTGTTGATCGCTCGCGCTCTGCCAGTGCTGCACGTTGAGGTGCGCCACTTCCTTGAGCGGCGGTTCCGCCATCATGTAGCCGGTGCGCTTGCCGTACATCGGTACGAAGGGGATGTAGCCCAGGCTGGTCAGCCCGGACAACTCCGGCTGCAGCGCCCAGGTTTCATTGCCCTTGGCGTCCTTCTGTTTCCGGTAGACATCGAACGCGCCGGGGCGCAGAACCCGGACCTGCTCCACGTCCTTGGTGCCGAATTCCCCATCAGGCTCTTCCACGCACTCCATGAGGCGCAGCATCTTGAGCACCCAGTTCCCGCCCTCTCGCTTGGCGACCCATCCCAGGATCTGCCACGGCTTGATGTGCACGAAGTAGGGCCGAACGCCGGCGCGCTGCTCGTCTGCCTTGGTCGGCACGCCGGCCGCGTTGGCTGCGATTCCTTCCGCCTTCGGGCAGTCCACCAAGATGCCGCAGAGGCCGTAGCCCAGTGCGGACTCCATGAGGTCGGCCGCGAAGACGTGGAGGTTCCGCCCTTCGAGGTCGATATCTTCGGCCCAGGCCTCAATCTCCGGCGGCACGTCATCTCCGAGGGTGAGCGGCTTCGAAAACGGCTTCCCCGCCAGGGTCTCAACCGTGCGCTTGTAGGCCGGGAACAGCACGGCAGTGCCCAGCCTCGCATCGTAGGCGGCGTCCTCTTCGTTGGGCCACTGCGGTAGGAACTTCTTGCCCGCGGCCCGCATCGCCCTGGTGCCGCCCAGCAATGCGCGCGACAACTCCCAGTCCGGCTGCATCGCCGTCACGGCGCTCGACGGTGTGGCTACGGTGGATTGGGTCATAGGCTTGTCTTTCAGCCTCGCAGCGGGGCGACCGTTGCGACGGGCTTGGCGATGTGCTGGTCACATCCGCAGAGGGGTAACGGTGGCTGTGCGCAGGATGCAAGGCCACTCCACATCAACGCAGTAACCGATTGCCGTCGTGATGTGCTGGTACTTGTTCTTCTGGTCTTCCTGGAAGGTCGATCCTTCCTGGAGTTGTACGGTAGCCAAGCCTTTGTCACACCACGGCGCTGTCGCAGGGTTCACGAACAAAGACCGCACGCCGTCGGCTGTCTTGATCTTGGCCCGCACCGCGTTCTGGCGGTCTTTGATCGCTGGGTGCGCCGGCCTGATGCGGCGGGTGTACGTCCAGCCGTTTGATCGCAAAACGCCCTCTATGTCGGTGTAGTCAGACGCGTGGCCGTGCTTCTCTCCGGCTTGTCCTGCGGGGTCGCCGTAGATCAGAACGTGCCGGTTCTGGTGGGCCTTGAACTTCTCCACGAACTCCATGGCCGACTGCTTTGAAACCGCAGAGGTAAGAACGATTTCATCCAGTAGCAGCAGGTCATTCCCGCGCCTGACGCCAACCGCTGATGACAGCGGGGTGAAGTTCTGGTCGTGCATCCACATCAGCTGATCGTGCGGTTGAATCCGCTCGGCCGTGTGGTTCTCCTTGCTGTAGTCCTCGTAGATGCGCCCGCCGGCAGTCTCGAAAGAAGCCTCGAACTCCTGCTTGAACTGCTTATCGGACATCGAGCGCCGCATGGCCACGATGACATCCGGCGGCAGGATTTCGGCACTCTTCCAGTGGAAGACCTGAAAGCTCGGGTCTAGCCCGGCTTCGGCTTTGGTGCAGAGGTCGTAGTAGTGGTTCAAGCCCTCCGGCACGCCCAACAACCAGCACCAGGCCCGATAGTCCGGGTCCAGCGGGTTCACGGTGTTCAGCGCTGGGAGGATGTTGGCCTCCCAAGCGTCGGGCTTTATGTCGGCGAACTCATCAATCCCGCCGCCTTTCCACGGGATGCCCTCGATGCGCTGCGGCTTGTCCAACCCAATGACGTGGATCTCGCTGCCGTTGGGCAGGAAGATGATGCGGTCTGATTCGCTGGGCCGCTTCGCATGCAGGGCCGACAGGCTGAACGCCTTGAGGTCATCCCAGAAAATCTTCTTCGCCTGGTCATGCGTCGGCGCCGCGGCGAAGTAAGGCCCCGGCACTCGGTTCGCCTGCTTCACCAGGAAGCGCTTAAACCGTTCAGTCTTCCCGCTTCGCCGGCCCGCTGGAACCAACGGGAAGCGCAAGCCATTCGGGACAGCCTGTATCAGCGCCAACTGAACCGGATGGTCTTTCAGCTCATACCATCGCGCCAACTGCCGATCAAGCAGCAGGTTTCCGGTGCTCATCCCGGCAGCTTCTCGATCAGCTTTGCCAGCGTCTCGTTGAGGCCATCGCTTTCCCCGGGCGGCTTTTCGGCTGTGGCGATGCCGTATGCCTCGCGCTCCAGGCCAATCAGGTGCTTCAGCGTTTCCGACAGCTTCTTGAGGCTGTCGATTCGGCTGGCGCTGCTGATGACCTTGCGGTACACGTCGTTGCGGCGGTCCTGGCCGTTGTCGTCCTCTTGTCGGAGCATTTCGCCCAGCTGCTGGAACAACTCGCCCCCCGCAGTCTCAGCCTCAAGCTCTTCAAGCATGGCGAGGCACAGGCGGCGGAAGCGGGCAATGTCCGTGCGGTGCGCCAACCTGACCCCCGCCAAAACCGTAGCGTTCACCTCAATGATGGCCGCCTCGGTTGCAGTGGTTGCGCCTGTAACCTGGGCTGTAACCTCGGCTTGTGTAACCAGCGCCTCGGCCTTCGCTTGGATCTTCCCCCGAAGGTCTCGCTCAATGCCAAGCTTCGCAAACCGCTTGTCCATCGCCGCCCGGGACACCCCGTGCTCGATGGACATTTGCTGCTTCGTCTTAACCCCTGCGCGCCAGTCAGCCTCGATGGCTTCCCAGTCTCGTTTCTTTTCCATGTCCGACTCCTTGCGGACGCGCTGCGGCCGGCGGCCCAATTGCTTGGGGTGGGCTGTTTTGTGGTTAGGGTTGCAGCCCATACCGACGAACGCCCACATGCCGGCGGCGCTGAGCTGCTGCGGGGGCGCTCTTACCTGTAGTTGCACGGACTGAGCGCGCCGTGGAGTCGTGGGAGGACCCGCGCACTTGCCCCTGCGCGGCCCGGTCAGGCTCCGGGATGAATGGGGTCTAGAGGATTGAGCCTGTCTGCCTGGCGGCAGCGGCGGCGTGGGGAGCCTGCTGTGTGGGTGTCTTCAACCACCAGGCGAGGCCGTTTGGCATGCCTTGCAGGTGCTTCACGCCGGCTGACCGGCTCAAACTTGGCTGGGAGGCCTGGGATCGAACCAGGGACCACCGCGTTAACAGCGCGGCGCTCTACCGACTGAGCTACTTCCCAATGGATGGTTGCGGCGGCTGGACTCGAACCAGCGACCTTCCGGGTTATGGGCCCGCTGCGCTGCCACTGCGCCACGCCGCAAAAGAGATGCCGGTTACTCGATCCGGCGCCATTCCGGCAGGGTTAGGCCCGATGTATGCCGCAGGGGCCGGGGGAGCGGTCGCAATGCCGAATCCCTCGCCTTGTTCCTGCTTGATGCTCCGATCTGAGGCCGAAGCCCTCACAAGGGCAATACGCTCCGTAAGCCGCCTAACACGCTATTTGGTGGACCGCGTCGGTGTCGAACCGACCAGGGATGGATTGCAGGGCCTTCCTGCGCCCCGGCGCGCAGCCCATGTTGTGGAGCGGAACCAGGGAATCGAGCCCTGCCCATCAGCTTGGAAGGCTGAGTCCCGAACCCGTCGAGCGTCCCGCGTTGTCTGGTGCCCCCGGCGTCGACTCGAACGCGCGGCCTCCCGCTTACAAAGCGGATGCTCTACCTGCTGAGCTACGAGGGCGGGGATGTTGTGCTGAAGAATTCCCGGGCGCACCTATCCACCGAAGTGGCCGAGCTGTCTCTCGGTGCGCGGGGCCCGTCGCTGGAGCCACCGGAATCAAATTCACCAGCCGGAACGCGTCAAGGCTGGCGTGCGACTTTCAGTTGCGCGCGATTCTATTGGTTTCGGGGGGCTCTGTGTGCAGGGGCGGTAAAGATTCTTTACATCGCCCTCGCCCGGCGGAACGCCTCTTCAACCGAAACGCCATCTTGAAGCATCCTTCCGTCGCGGTGGAAGTAGCGCACGCCGGCCCACATCACCGCAAGACTCTCCGAACACACGGCGGCTTCGCCCCTGGTCCTGAACTGGAAGCTACGCAGCCTGGGTCGGATGTGTTCCGGCATCCATGCGGCGCGAAAGTTCACCAAGCGCTTGAAGTGGGTGTA